CTGTGCTTGGTTGATGTTGTAGATGACCACAGCATCAAAGTCTTTCATTGTACTATTGTCTTTGGCAACAGGAGTCATGTCTTCTAGTTTGACATTGACGTCTTTGATAGGGAATGTAAGAACATCACCAATCAATACTTGATTAAAAGAGCCAGGCAAGAGCTCGCCACTTTGCACTTGTTTATCAAAGCCAACACGAACACCAACCTCACCAGTTTCAATACGAGTACAACCTGTTGCCAATGCCACTGCGGACATGATCAAACCAATTTTAAAAACGCTTTTCATTTTCAATCCTTACAAGAGAACTACCAAACCAAACATCAGCATGATCGCTAACGCAGAACTAATTATAACGTAACCTAGAATTTTAGTCAACTTAAAAAATTGTTTACCTGTTATCTTTTGAACAGCAAGAATACCAAAATAACAGACAACTGCCAAAACTGCAAACAAAAATAATACGCGAATCATTAGATATCTCCTTGGTAATTTTTAGGAACGATTAATCCAGAATCGAGCTCCACACCATTTATAGTGTGAGGCTCGTTCTCGTCGTAGGTCCAACCTAGATGTTTCATCATCTTGTGCTTGACCATTAGGTTAGGGCTACGGAATCCTTCGCAGTCATCAAAGCCCATCATAACACCAACTTCGCAGACAGCGCCACTACGGCAAACTCCGGCAACACAGTGAACAACCACATTCATTCGTTTGACCAGTGCATGTTGTAATAGCCGAACCAACTGTTCTGCCTGTGCATCAGTTACTTTAAATTCTTCGCCAAACGCATCACCTTGCTCGAGATCGAGAAACTCAAACTGATGTGTCTCTTTGAACTTATGCATGGGCACTGGGAACTCCATGGCTGGGTCAACAATTTGAATCAGCATGGAGTTATCACCAGCATTGTGATGTCGGCCTTTGGGGATATCTCCCAAACTTACATTTTCAATCCATGGCATAATAGCCTCCTTAAGTAAATGCGCCAGACTTTTCTTTGGCACCGGGAACTTTTTCACATTTACATTCCCACATAAAAAACGATTCGTAGTAGCCCCTAAAGTGTCGTGGTCGCATCGAGACCTTACAGTAAGGGCATACTGGCATCGCTACCTTTTCTTTAACTTCTGCTGTCATAATCTCTCCTTAAAAACAAAATTCACGAACCCATTCGAATCGGGTACTTGCAGGCACCCACTTGAATTGGCTTTTCTTGCGTTCAGATTGTTCGAAGTCGAAACATACCATGACCCAGCCACGCTCAGAGGAGAAGGCAACTGTTTCAGCTGTATGCATAACTTCGACAACTCTGTCATTCATTTTTGCTACTACTGTCATTTGCTTCTCCTTTCAGTTTATAGTGTATTATACAACCAAAACCAATTTATGTCAATTAATGGGAATTAAATGGCTCCCGCCAATTTGGCTACGAAAATCATTTCCTCATCCTTAACACCAATAAAGTATGAACGTGAGTTAAAGCGACCATTTGCTTTGGCCCAGTGTGTTTTCCACATTGTGGGTTTATTCCAAGAATAGTCACTGCCATAGTGTTCACGGAAAAACTGTTCTACTTTAGCGACCTCGGTTGTCCAACCACTGAATCTAATCGCGTGAGTGCATCCGTGTTCTTTATACAGTTTATATCGTCTGTTTAATTTAATTACTTTAGACATATACGTACCTCCTGGCTTCTGCCATCAATGTAGCATCACCCTTGTTCATAACTTCCAACAACAATTTCTTTTCTTCCAAGTAAGTCCTAGCAAACTTTTCATCGTGTACCAAGATACTCCTACTGTTAGAGATCAAATCAGCCAACTTGACTGTCTGTGCTTCGGCAGGCGCCATAGCACTATGCTCACGGTCCATGGCCTTGCGATGAGCACGATTGCCATCATGCGGTTGACTTACATCAGTTAACCAGCCTACCAACTCAGCAACTTCATCGCCAAATTCGGCACGGACGACTTCTATGGTAACACCAGTGTCTTCGACGACATCGTGCAACCAAGCGGCCGCCAACATTGCATCAGTGTGTTCTACACTGCTGACGATCTTTGCCACTTCGGCAGGATGGACAATGTAGGGTGCACCCGTATACTTGCGTACTTGCGACACTGCGGCGTGTGCCGCAGTGGCAAATATCCTAGCTCGTTCTACCATTGTCATACAAATCCTTTACTGCAAAATTTTATTTGCTTCTTTATACTCGATAAATTCATCGCCCAGCGAATGCACATCAATACCCAGAGCACCTGCCAAAAGAACCATGTCCTCAATTGCCATTTCGTCGATATTAATGGGCCTGGCTTTTTCAAAAAGTTCACCAGATTTCGCCATGGTTTCAATCTCTTTGACTAGTGTGTCAAGCTCCTCCTGCGTACCCTCAAAAGAATCAAAGGCACCAGGGGCGAATACAATTTCAATCTCATTATCTTTAGTCATATTTTTTCCTTAGTTTAACGGCGCTTACGCCATGAATATTCACCACCATCAGGCAACGTGCCTTCCACGATCTCATCAACACCGGGTTTACCCACACTGTTGGGATCTTCACTGACCATAGTAACAAAGGTATAACCTTGTTTACGTAGATCCTCCGTGATCTTCAATACTTTATTCAGACCCATGACATACAATGCCTGAGGCTTGTCATCATAGTCTGTCCAATAAACTTTAAACACTTTTTTCTTTCTCTGTATGATCTTTTTTAAGTTCTTCAAGAAGCTGTCGTTGCTTGGCACTAAACTGTCGAGCACGTTCCTGATCTTCTTTAACTGTTCGCTTTTTCTCATCACTGAGTTTCAGCATCATGTCGTATTCACGTGCCCAATTCACACCCTGCAACCAAACGCGAAGTTGTTCCAAGGAACCCGTAAATAATTCTGCATCACGACTGTAAATTGGCAAACTGGCTGCATCTTTGGGCTTGATAGCCACGCGATCGTCGTAGTCGTTGCCGCTCCAATTGCCGTGCTTAGGAGCACAAAGCATAAAGCCAAGTTTATCCACGTCTGCTTCAAGGCGGCGCAGTGCGATAACCGATTGGTACCCGCTCATTTTATCTCTCCAATTTACTGTATATGCCACTATTATAGTGGCAAAACGAATTTATGTCAATTAATAGATTTCTTTGACGATGTCAAACTCTGTGGTGGGCCACTTTGCCTTGAACTCTTCTGACTTAACATAGTCGTTATAGGACTTGGCTTCAAAAAATACTTTCTTAAAGACACTAATATGCTTGCCTTTGGGCAAGATAGTGAGATAGATCGATGTTGCTTTGCCGCCCATTTGAAGCTCCTTGATTTAAGTGTGCGAGAATATATTATAACGCAAAAACGAATTGATGTCTATTTTTGGATATTTTCAATAGCTGTCTTACGAGTTTTGTAAGGTCCGGAAACAATGGCATAACCATGTTCCGCACAATACTCGGGTAGACTTTGCCGACCGGGCATAGGGCTGGCATTTTCAGCCCAGCGAAGTGGTTCACGATACCCGTCACGCTCGACAACAAACCAGATAAAACGTAGGTAGCTCATATTAAACCTTAAACCAGTTCAAGGTCAACGATACGCAGACCCTGACGTTCAATGCCATAGTGTTCGATTTTAAATCTAACATCTGCTTCGGCCTGTTCCAAGGTATTAAAAGCGAGGTCAGCGTTTTGCCAATCTGTACCAGTGTAGTCGTCGGACATGTCGATTTGAACGATATAGATTTTCATTTGATTCTCCTTACAGTGTGTTGAGAACTGGTTGATACACTCGGGTAAGTTCACGCTCACGTTGATGTGCAAGTGCTTTGCCACGAACTGTTTCCACAAGTCCGTAAGTAAAGGCACTCACACCGTGTTCACGAATGCTCTTGCACAAAGCCCAGTCTTTGTTCTCAGTCAATGCACGACGAACGTGTTTTTGGATGCGAACTTTGAGAGCCTTTTTCAAGCTACCACTGCAAACTGTGACGCCAATATACTGCTCATTGGTGTTGACGTTAGTGATAACGTATATTGCGTGATTGCGATCTGTGCGTGTTTTGCGTTTCGTCATAAGTTAATTATAGCATGAAACGGAATTTATGCCTATTTTTGAGTATTTTTTGTGGGTTAAAAAGTAATACTAAAGTATTATAATACTAAAATATTATATAGTATCTAGTATTATCTAGGATTATATTCGATTATCGAATATGCAATAACTGTATTATCTGTGTCCGATATACTTAAATGACACCTAGCATTTAATATATTAACTGATTCCTGTAGTTTATTATAAAATACAACTATTGGTTTACCGATTTGATTATGTCTAATCTCAATATTTTTAAACTGAGTATCGCCCTGAATACCTGTACCCCAGGCTTTTGATATTGCTTCTTTACTAGCCCATTTTTTAGCAAGATAAACTGCTTTATTATCTGAGATAATCTGTTTATACTCAGTTAATTCAAAGTCAGTACAAATTCTATCTGCTAGTTTATCTAATTTATTAATAGAATTTCTAATTCTATCTATATCTAATATATCAGTACCAACGCCAAGTATCATTAATCTAGCCTATAATGTTTAATGCGATACGCTCTGCCTAAGTGTATGCCGAATTTACTTAGTTCTTCACGCCACAAAAAGAACTGTGGACCATGCGTCATATTATCATTGTTAAGCCATTCCCACTGATGCACCATTTCATGTGCCATAGTGTCTATGAAAAGTCTTTTACTTAAAAAACTTTTATTCATATGTATCGTACAGCGAGCAGGATCTTCAAAATTACCAACACACATACCCCAATAATCCTTGCTATAAACAAGTCTAAAGTTAGGCATACTTAGTTCATTATTGAACACTTGTTTATTGATGTTGCGAAACATTTCCCTACAGTCTTGAATTGTAGGTCTAAACTTACAGTCCTCTATCCACGTTGCATGAACCATTCTAAATAGTTTGGTCCTAGTAACGTTGCGCTTTGTTGGCATAGTAAACCCCCTGTACAGAAGTATTTAGCTATTATAGCACAGAGTTAACTGCTATGTCAATATCCAGTAAATCAATACCACATTTGGTAATTATTACGCTTTAGTCGTTCTTGGCGGGCTTCACCAATTTCGATCATTACTTCCCAGATATAATTTAACGTGCGCTTAATCATAGTGGCCACCCTTGGTTCTCTTGTCTACGATCAAACTCTTTTGCCCAGTAGTCAACTTCTGCGGATGTTGTTGGGTTTTTACTTGCAATATAACGATCCAAGTCGTTTTGTTTTGTTGTTTCTAACTGAAAGTTCATCAGTGGTTTGATGAAATATCCTATTAATTCTAGCATTTGTGATGCCTTTCATAAGTAGAACGCTAGTTGCGCTCTACTATATTTATGCGGCACTGCAACATTTTATTAGTGTTTCTACTAATAGTGTTACTACTAATAACGCCAATTAGGAAAAGATATTACTCCACTTTTTCAGTTTTGCAATCTTATTGTCTGCGGCCACGCTGACTTGCTCACTGCCCACTAAGTCAAACTTAATGCATAAGTCAATCATTGCTTGTAGGTCACCCAGTTCTTCGGCTAAGTGTTCTCTGTTTGTTTTGGGTTTACCGGGCTTGATATTGTCCAGGCCAAAGCGGCTAATTTTGCTGATCGCAACAATTACTTCTGCACATTCTTCTTGAGTAATGTCCAGTATTTCTTTTTCTTTGCTATTCATTCTGATTCAATGTTGATGTTTAGATTGTGCCCGTTTGAGCGAGTGATATAAAGTGCTTCGTTGTGCTTTTGTTCGGCAACTTCGAAAGTATAAACGCCGGCTACACCTTTACCCTGTTCATGTATTTCCATGGTTAAGTTGTGCGCACGTTCTTCATTGTGATGGAATACTGCTTTAAGCAATTCAATAACAAAATTCATAGGAGTCGTATCATCGTTGTTAAACACAACCTTGTACATGCTAGGCTGTTTGATAATCACTGATTCACGAGTAGTCTGTTTAATTTCTGTCGCCATAAGCGTCATGTTGATTCCTTAATAATATTTATCAAATGGGGAGCAGGTGCTCCCCAAACTTAGTGCTTAGTTATCGTAGCCAATAACCTGTACTTTACGTGGCTTCAGTGCTTCAGGTACAACCCTGGTAATTGAAATACGTAATACACCTTCCTTGATACTAGCAGTACCCACTTCCATGTGTTCCGCCAGAGTAAGGCTCTTTTCAAAATTGCGGTAAGCAAGACCACGATGTAGGTATTCCACATCAGTGTCATCTTCACGCTGGCGTTCTCCTCGAATAACCAAAAGATTTTGATTAACTTCTACATCGATTTCATCAAGAGTAAAGCCTGCAACTGCGATTTCAATTTCGTAGTCATTTTCGCCTTTCTTGATAATGTTGTAGGGAGGATAAGATTGTTGCTGTGATAGTCGCTCTGTAAATAAGCGGTCAAAGCCAACAAGTGCTCTATTTAATTGATTAAGAGCTGTAGTATCAAATCGTGTTAATGCGTTCATAATTTTCTCCTTTAATAAGCAAGAACGTTTTGGACCGAGTGTCCAGTGTAAAACCCTAGTGGCGTTTTACAAATATATTTATACGCTAATTTCATTGATCTGTCAAGCGGTCGCCGGGATTCTTCTTTGCCAGAATATATAACAAACGATACTCGTCATAGGCCATTTTAACTGCGGGATGAGTTCTACGAACCTCTTCCTCTTCGGCAATGATCTTTTCCAACTTAGCTAAACGTTCCGCCAAGTCATCATAGGATGTAGAAATAGAATAACCAGTATTTGCGGCAAGTCCAGTATGTGTGATACTAACTCCACTGTTTAACGTAACTGTATTAGGATTTGAATTTATATTAACATAAGCCGTACTAACTTCCTGTGCCGAAAAACCAACACTCATGTCAGTCTCGTTCCATGAAAATTCTACTGGCTCAATACCACTCAAATCAATGGTGTTTACATCGTTGCTCATTTTTGTTTGCTTTGATACAGTACTGCGGTTAGCCGGTTGCCCTGCATTTCGCTGTTGCCTTCCAGCTTTGCAGTTGGTACTTGCGTCAGTATATTTTCTATTAGTTTATAGCCAGCTTCTTTATTGGCCATTTCTCTGCCTCGGAATTTAATAACAATTTTAACCTTGTCACCGTCAACCAACCATTCTTGTATATGTTTAATCTTAACACCTAGGTCATGAGAATCAATAGCAGGTCGTAGTTGTACTTCCTTTAATTCTACTCGATTTTCTCGATTGCGTTTGTCAATATCTTTTTGCTTTTTCTGCAAATCATATTTGTATTTTCCTAGGTCACCTATTTTACAAACAGGTGGATTAGTCTGTGAATTTATTTGTATGAGATCTAGGCCTTGATCTTGTGCAAGATTCAATGCTCTAAAAAACTGCCAAACACCCATGTTTTCGCCTTCGACACCAATAAGGCGAACATCTCTAGATCTAATCTCGCGATTAGCTAGTAGTCTGTTCTCGTGTCTTTTTTCGTTTATTGCCATATACTAATAATGGTTCTTTGCCCTGTGTTACGCTTTCTTCCGTGATAGTTACTTTGGTTACATTCTCTGTAGCCAGGTCAGGCAAAATGAACTGTGTCTTTAACAACACATTCTCTAATTCAGCACGTAAGCCACGTGCCCCTACTTTCATATCTATACATTTTTTAGCTATGGATTGAATTGCAGTTTCATCTATATTCAAATCCACGCCATCCATTTTAAATAATTCTTGATACTGACTGAGTAAACTGTTTTTAGGTTCAGTCATTGCCCTGCATAGTTGACTGACATCCAGTTCTTCAAGCACTGCAACTTTTGGCATACGGCCCACAAGTTCTGGGATCATACCCCACTTAATTATATCGTCTTGTATGACCTTGGTCAAGTCTGCTTTTTTCTTTTCTGGATTGCCGCCAAAGCCAATCGAAGTTGTATTATTCATTCTTCGATTCATAATGTCTTCCAGACCTACAAATGCTCCGCCTAGAATAAACAAAATGTTCTTAGTGTTAATTGTTAGCATTTCACCGCCAGGATGTTTTCTGCCACCAGTTTGCGGTACACGACATTCTGTGCCTTCGATGATTTTTAACAATGCTTGCTGAACACCTTCACCACTGACGTCGCGAGTAATGCTGGTACCTTCGCTCTTACGTCCTTTTTTATCAATCTCGTCAATGTAGATGATACCTTGTTCTGTTTTCTCTATGCTTTGTCCACTGGCCTGATACAGTTTGTGAATAACGTTTTCCACGTCTTCGCCTACATAACCTGCTTCAGTTAAACTCGTAGCATCTGTAATAGCAAAGGGTACGTTAAGAAATTTTGCAATAGTCTTGGCAATAAGTGTTTTACCGCTACCAGTGGGTCCAATTAACAGTACATTACTCTTTTCGATTTCAACGTCACTTTTATTGAACAGTCGTTTATAGTGATTATAAACTGCTACACTAAGTGCCAGCTTGGGATAATCTTGACCAATAACATACTGATCGAGATGCGCGAATATTTCCTTGGGAGTTGGAAGTTTCTCACTGGAAAAACTATTTTGAATGTCGTCTTTGATTACGTCATTACAAAGTTTAATACACTCGTCGCAGATGTATCCTTTACTACCTGCAACCAGCTTCTTGACTTCGTTTTGTGTTTTTTCACAAAAACTACACTCCAGCAGTGGCTTGTTTTTATCAACCATTGTTTATAAAAACCCTCATCATTTCACCAAGTTCATCAGTGTTAGAAAATATATTAGCATTAATACTGTTTAATAAAACCAACAAATCTGGTTCTACTTCATCGGGATCAACAAAAAACCAAGTTTTGTTTCCTATATGAAGAAAGGATGTCAGTAATTCATTTTTTGTTGCCTTAGCAACATTTACCATAAGTAAATCTGAATGACCCACCATCATGTATAGCCATTGCCATTGGTCTGTGGATTTTTCATCAAGATGATAAAATGTCATTGGCACGGTAGGCAATGTTTCTTCCAGCTCTTCGGTTAGTTCGTCTACCCAATCAGTGTCAGTACCCAGTAATGTAACTCTTAGGCCAAATGGCGGCATAAAAATTGTGGGTGGCGTAATATAAAAGTTTTGATTATCGTCCATTATTTTGTTTTAAGTGGTCCCCAGTGGGTAGTTTTGCTTCTATTTTTTCTTGCTAGTTCTTTAACTATTTTTTTGTAGGCGCTTTCCAATGCATCACCGTCACCAGTTTGAATCATTTGATCTATTACTTCTTCTGGATCAGCATTAAAATAATCGTCTCCTATTAATTTATCCTGAGCCTTCTGTTGTTCAGCTATTGTACTGTCTTTTTGCGTAGTTGTCAAATAGTCTCCAGGTCTTTCCATGTCAGTGACTTCAGTTTGTTCTACTACTGGTTTATTGACTCTCGGTTTTCTTTGTTTTTTGGAAGGCTGTTCTACTACTGGTTGTCCCACTGCTTCCACTGCGGAGTCTGATTGAATACTGGGTTCAGGTAATGTTGCATCAGTTTGTTGTGCTTCTTGTTGTTCTGTAGTTTCAGTAACCAAAGGCAACTCAACTTCGTTAGGTATAATTTTAGTCGTGTCATCAGTTTTTAACTCCTCTGCTTGTTTTTCGACTTTGGGTTGTGCATCAACCCATTCTAGTTCTATCTGAGCTTTGTCGGTGTCTGCGTGTTTTTTAATTTGATCGATCTGTTCTTTAGTTAATGCACCGTCATCTGGTTCATAGTCTGCTAGTTCTTCCTTAGTTGGTTTTTCGCCAACATCTGCAACATAAGGGTCTGGTGTATAACTGTCTTGTTCTTTTTCTTCTTGCCACTGTTTTTGTTTAATCTGCGTCAAGTTAGCGGCTATAAGCATTAGAACTGCTAATGGATCAAATACTGCAATCAATAAAATAATCAACCAACGAACACTGCGTTCCAGACTGTTCTCGTCTGGATTGTCGCCGTAGATCATAGCGGCTATGTATTTTAACGGACCGACTTCTGCCTCCACCTTGCGTACCTCGGCAGCAATAGGGGCTCGTTCTTCATTAAGGCTAGTAACCTTTTTCTGTTCGGTTTCAATTTCGGCAAGTAATCTACTACGTTCTTTTTGTTGACTTCTGCGTATTGCCACTGCCTTGTCGGCACCTTTTTCATCTGTGCTTCGACCCATAACTTGGTCCACAGCTTCATCCATTTGTTTAAGTGCTTTGCGGTTTGCATCTATATTGTCCTTGGCGATCTTAATCTTTTCATCATAGACTGCTATCTTTGCAGTTACGTCGCCACTGACTAAACTTTGATCACTGTGAGCTTTGCTCAAGAAACCAAAGATACCCATACTAGTGATTATCATTAAAATAACCAATGCCGATGTAAAGTACGCTTTCATTAAGAAAGGAATACTTTTCCAATAACGGTACAACCAACTTGCAACAACTAGTTTGGCTGCTTCTAGGCTACCACCCATGATTGCAACTGGCAATGTTGCCGCACTAAAAATAGCGATAAGACCGATAACGCTGTAGTAAGCGGCGATACCACTTAATACAAACGCTGTTAAAAATAATAAAGTAGACATTAATTTATTTATAGGATACTGCTCATATTGTATCCTTAAAAAGTACTAATTAACCTAGTACTTTTACAGTTAACATTATACATTAAACTGTGATTTTGTCAACCTTACTGTGGAATTTGCATAAATATCATAACAGGATGAAAAAATGAGTGCCTATATACGTTCTAAAACAACTAATGGAAGTGATAACACTGACTGGATATTTGGTCCAGATGGCAGTTTAACATTTCCAAGCCCAACCCCAAGTGTGTTTCCGTTAACATTTGCCGAATCAAATTATGTAGCAACGGATAACAAACCAACACTGACATTAACAGGTACACCCTGGGAAATGCACGGTCAGTACAATTATAATTCCAGTGGCGATTGTGAATTACTAATTGATCAAATATTCCCTATACTTGCTAATCCTGGATACGAGTCCGGAGACGCATTTACGTTTGATGCCAGAGTGCATGGTATTGCAGGATATACCTTAACAATTATTTTAAACGATGTTGTATTGCCCGGTGGCGCAGGATGGACTGCCAATATAGCGGCTAGTCAACCGCCAGAATATTCCTCAACTATCAAATCACTGGGTGCTATCAAACTAACGTCCAATGAAAACAGCCTGATATTCGGCACAGATGGTAGATTGACATTACCAGTTGAACCAACAAACCCAGATCATGCGGCCAACAGGGACTATGTAGATACTTCCATTGCAAGTGCGATTGCAAGTTTGGTTGATGATGCACCAACAGTATTAGACACATTAAACGAATTGGCGGCCGCAATAGGCGATAATGCCAATTTTGTAACAGATGTTAATGCCAGTATAGCCACTAAATTACCACTAACAGGTGGCACTCTAACTGGTGAACTAATACTCAACAACAATCCAGTGTCTGCTTTTGGGGCCGCTACAAAAGACTATGTAGATAATTTAGTCGACGGTCAGATGATCTATAGCACAGATGACGTGCCAGAAGGTTCTAAATTATATTATACAGATGGTCGAGCAGATGCAAGAATTTCTGCGGCAACTATTGATGCGTTATCAGACGTGGACACAACAACTATAACACCTATGGTTGGTATGTCGCTGGTCTGGGATGGTGAAAACTGGGTACCAGGTGCCAGTGTTACTTCTATATTAGGTGACGCAAGTTTAGATGGCGGTTCGTTTTGATTAATAAAGCAGAAGTTCATTGGCAACTCAATGATAATTGCACCATGGGCTGTACTTATTGCCCAACAAAATACAGTGGTAACACTGCAAGTAGAAACATAGAAGAATATCTAACCGTGGTTAGAAAACTTCAGGACTCTAGATATAAAAATGCAGAGAGTATTCACTGGAAGATCGGTGGCGGTGAACCATTGCAATTTCCAGGGCTAGGTATTTTATTAAACGCTATAAGAAGTAAACCTAATACTGTTAGACTAGACACTAGTGGTGGTGAAACATGGTTTGAAATAATGTCTATTAGAGACATGTTTGATCATATGAAATTTACACAACATAGTTGGCAAAATACCAGTGTTCTGGAATTCGCCATAGATTTCTGCAAGGATGAGGGCAAGAGACTAAGTGTAGTAATTCCACTAATGCCAGGAAAGATCATGGAAGGACGAGCCAGAGTTCAAGAACTAATTGATTTAGGTGTAGAAGCCTACGAGCAAACATTGTTCAATAATGCTAGAAAAGGTGATTGGTGGCATGGTTATAGCACAGGTGATATTAATTTAATACGAGGTCTACCAGAAGATTATGTTGAACCTCCCCCGCCACCAATAGACCCTAATGCACCAGATCCAAATTGGATTGATCCTAGTATCATTAAAGACCCGCTCTGGGTTTATACTGGCAAACAATGTTTTGCTGGAGTTGACTATATATACATTGGTGCCAAGGGCTTTGCCAGTGCCAGTAACTGCGGTGGCAGAGATCTAGGTAATGTATTCAAGAATGACTGGCAAGCACCCGACTCTAGTTTTGCCTGCCCCATGTTCCAGTGTATGCACGAAACTGATAGAACTAGAATCAGAGTTAATCAATAATTTACCATGTGCTCTAAATTATAACCTACGCTGGTTAATAATTTTTTTCCTGGTAGGAAATCTAAATTAGCAATCACACAGTGTGTTTGATTCTTGGCGGGTATATTCCAATGCTCTGTTAACATAGAGCCCACTGCATTTAATGTGCCTCCAGTGGCAAGAATATCATCAACTATCATTACATTACCATGCACGTCACCATCGGCTAGCATACTTAAACTTGCCGTACTATATTCTGTGTCGTATTCTTTGGTGATGACATTACCAGGAAGTTTGCCTGGCTTACGTGCCAAAAACAGTGGCACTTGTATTTCAGATGCCAGTGCGGCTCCCCAAATAAAACCACGTGCATCTATGGCTACAATACAATCTGTGTCATACTTTGCACTTTGTTTAACTAACCAATTAATTGTACGTCTAAATACACTTGCATCTTCTAATATGCTGGTTACGTCAAGAAATTTGACTCCTGGTTTTGGAAAGTCGTCTACTGTTCTTATTACCTGTTTGATGTCCATACTGCGCTCATGAAAAAAGGATACATCTCTGTATCCTTTTACTTAGCAGTCTAAACTAAAGTTTAAACGATGCCCAGTGCCATAGCACGGTAGCCTGCGGCGATGATACGGCGGCTTGGGTTGCCCAAGCGATACTTCGTAGTCTCACGACCCTTAGTATCCTTATGCTGATTAGCATAGATAGCATAGCCTTGGAAGCGGAGATCGCTTACAGTTGCACGAGGATTCTTGATACCGAAACGTGCAGAGATTTGTGCAGAAGTCAACTTCTCACCAGCTTGGAGGGCCGTTAGCAATTTGCTAGATTTAGTCATGTTAATTTTCCTTTTTTCGTCGCTGTTAACAATAACAACGTAAGAGTATTATTACATAAAAAAACGGTAAAAGCAATAGTGCATTTTACCGTTTTATTGGTTAATTTAACCAGTTATGCCTTTTGGGCAACAAACTCGTTTAACACTTTGGCCTTCTTAATGATCTCTTCCTCTGTGGGGAAAGGTTTGAAGGTTGGTGCTGTAGGAATTTTATCAACAAGTGAATCTCTGCCTTGGGCTTTGATTTGTGCTAGATTAACTTCTTGTTCCCAGAAAGTCTGTGTGATTTCACGTTGTGCATGCCAGTCTTGCTCTAGCATTTCTTTTGCCATCTTGAGTAGTTCAAGACGAATTTCGTAGCCATTTGTGCTCATAATATTTTCTCTCTATGTGTGTAATGTACAAACTATTGTCTGTACGCTATTATATAGTATTGCGCTTCACAAATCAAGCTAAGTTGTTTTGTTTTTTGACTTAACTTTGCCATAGTATATACCAAGCACAGTATGCACTAATGTTGTATGTTATCAAGATCATAACCCCGTAAGTAATTATAGGGGAGTACAACATAGACATGTAACACCTGCTCCCCATTATTAGGAGAACCTTAACATGGCTGACATGACAACTTTAGTAACTGATCCCTTTTTCAACTTAACAAACCAGGTAGCTGGTGTTCGTGAAAAAGTTTCGGACAGTATTTTCGAAAATTATAAACTACAAGTCGCTCAGACGAACGACATCAACAACCGTGCTATGCAAGTTGCGTTACACGATGCCAGCGAACTAGCCGCTATCAAGCAAGAAATTGCCAATAGCACATTACAGGCTATGTTGGCTGCCGCTCGCACAGATGCCGCTATCGGTCAAACTGCTATGGCAACACAACGCACTGTTATGGAACAGGGCGAGTTGACACGTGGTTTAATCAACGGTATCAACACACAAAACTTGAACACAGCATTGATCAACACAAACACAGCATTGTCTGGTTTAGGTGGTCAGTACGCTGGTTTAGGTCTTGCTTATGGTGGCGCGGTAAGTGCTTACCAAAGTGCTAACCAAGTCAACGCACTAAGCGCATTGAACAGTGCTATCGCTAGCCAAAGCTCCAATGTAATTGGAGCCGGTGCCGTAGGTGGTACACAAACTGCTACACCAACAACAGTAGTTTAATTTTAACCAACCAAGGAGGTTCATTATGATATATGGATCAAGATTTGGTTGGGGTGGTTATCCTAGAGGATACCTGGGTGCTGGCATAGGATACCCCTATCAAGGTTTCCTAGGCTGTCCTTACTGGGGATGTTACCCCGGTTATGGCTTTGGGTATGGATACGGTTATCCATACGCATACGCACCATACTAAACCACTAAGCAATGGGTTGGCTCAAAAGGTCAACCCATTTTTATAAGGAGATAGCGATGTTTACAGGCGGTTATTTGTATCCTTTTTATAGGTCCTTTGGTTATGGTTACCCATATCCCAGCTGGCAATATGCAGGGTACGGAAATATAGGCGGCTATTATGGCGGCAACAATATAATTGGCAGTGCGATTGCCAATCAAAATCAAAACGTGATAGGTGCCGGCGCGATCGGCGGCATTCAGACAGCAACACCAACAGTGATTTGGTAAGGGGAAAATATGTACAAAAAAATTACACACAATATAATAGAGGAACACTGGGATAACGTCTGTGTTCCAGCGGAGCCAGTGAATCCAATGAATGGTTCCAGTTCCAACATGGTTACATCTAGACGAGTAACTGCAACGTGGCCAATAACTCCAAATACTTGGAATTATGTAACTGCGGTTAGAAATCAATTTAACCAATTCAATTCTTTGTTACGTGCTTATGCTATAAGCGCACTGGCCAATAGTCCAGATACAACTTATACAAAAAATGAATTGTTAAAAGTAACTGACGAGTTTACTACATTCTTTGATCCATATTTTGGAAGTTCATCTTCAATGATGTTAACTGCACCATTAAAGAACTTTGTCAACGAATTCGTTGATTATGTGGATAATGTCAAGGCGGGCAGAGACGTTACGTCTATAAAAGCATCATTAATGCAAAAATTACAGTCTTTTGCGGATACCATGACTGCACTTAGCCCACAATGGTGGACTAGTATTGGTCAAACTGCAAGTCAATACTTAACTGCATATGGTACACATGCATTGGATCAGGTAATGTTTAGAAAAGCCAGCAAATGGTCCGAAGACATTGATGCATATAATGTTGCCAGCAATATTATTGCCAATGGTCCTGTATATCAAACTCCATTTGGCGGCAGTCCTGATTTTGCAACCATACTTGCAAACAGTATTGTTAGACAATTTCCAGACAAGTTTAATTAAGGAGCAATAATGTACTTGAGACGTAACAATCCAGACCAAGTTAAACAAGAAACTGTTATCATAGAAGAATGTGATTGGACGCGAGTGATGCCAGATCCAGATCAACCCTTGGATGTAAGTACTATACCAAAAGTATCAAGTACTGCATTGCCCGAAGTTGTTATCAA